AATTTGGACATTTATTAGTAGGTGTAGCTACTGAATATAATGAAGCAATGTTAGTAATAGAAAATGCTAATATTGGGTGGGCTACAATACAAGTAGCTATTGATAGAGCATATCCTAACTTATATTATTCCCAAAAATCAGAAGGTAACGCTGAATCTTATTTTGACAAATATCAGGATCACTCCAAAATGGTAGCTGGTTTTACAATGTCATCTAGAACTAGACCTATGGTAATAGGTAAATTCCAAGAATATATAGGTGATAAAGGCGTAACTATCCAATCAAAAAGATTGATTGAAGAAATGAAAACATTTATTTGGCGTAATGGGAGAGCAGAAGCTCAAACAGGATATAACGATGACTTGGTAATGTCTTTTGGAATAGCCATGTATATTCGAGATACAGCTTTGAAATACAGACAAAGGGGTATAGATTTAACGAAACAAACATTAAGTAACATGACAGTTAATAGAACAGCATATTCAGGGGCGTATTTTTCCCGAGGAGCTGATAATCCTTACCATGTAGACACAACTCACGGTAAAGAAGATATTAGCTGGTTAATAAAGTAATATTTATAATAATAATTATATACAATGGCTGATAAAGGCATATTTTCAAGACTACAAAGATTATTTTCTACTGACGTAATAGTACGAAATGTAGGAGGTAATCAACTAAAAGTAACAGATAGTAGTAAAATTCAAGCTACAGGTGAATTAGAAACTAATTCACTAGTAGATAGATATAATAGAATATACTCTACTAACCCAACCTCATTGTACGGTCAACAGTTCAACATGAACTACCAATATCTTAGACCACAATTATATTCAGAATATGATACAATGGATCAAGATGCTATTATCGCTTCAGCCTTAGATATTATAGCGGATGAATCTACTTTAAAAAATGATATGGGAGAAGTACTTCAAATTAGAAGTGCAAATGAAGACATACAAAAAATATTATATAACTTATTTTATGACGTATTAAATATAGAATTTAATTTATGGTCATGGACTAGACAAATGTGTAAGTACGGAGACTTTTTCCTAAAGCTAGAAATAGCAGAGAAGTTCGGCGTATACAATGTTATACCCTATACTGCATATCATATTACAAGAGAAGAAGGATATAACCCCGAAAATCCATCTGATGTACGATTCTTATATTCACCCGATGGATTAGCAAATCCAAGTTCTGGTATGTATAATATGCCAAACCAAAGTGGCCAACCAAATGGACTACATTTTGATAACTACGAAATGGCCCATTTTAGATTATTAGCAGATACCAATTATTTACCTTATGGTAGAGCATATTTAGAGCCTGCTCGTAAATTATTTAAACAATATACATTAATGGAAGATGCGATGTTAATCCATAGAATTGCTCGCGCACCTGAAAAACGTATACATTATATTAATGTAGGATCTATTCCACCAAATGAGGTAGATGCATTTATGCAAAAAACTATCACAAACATGAAACGTACCCCTTATATTGACCAAAAAACAGGTGAATATAACCTAAAGTACAACATGCAAAACATGATGGAAGATTTCTACATTCCAATTCGTGGAAATGATACATCAACTCGTATTGATACTACTAAAGGATTAGATTATGATGGGATTAGAGATGTAGAATACTTAAGAGAAAAATTATTTGCTGCTCTTAAAGTACCTAAGGCATTTATGGGGTATGAAGAAGATATTGAGGGTAAAGCAACATTAGCTGCTGAAGATATTAGATTCGCTCGTACAGTTGAACGTATTCAACGTATTATGCTATCAGAATTAAATAAAATAGCTTTAGTACATTTATATACCCAAGGTTATACAGATGAAAGCTTAACTAATTTTGAAATTACATTAACTACTCCTTCTATTATATTTGAACAAGAAAAAGTTGAATTATTAAAATCTAAAGCAGAATTATCTCAGGCACTACTTGATCAAAAACTTGTACCTACTGATTGGATTTATGATAATATTTACAACTTAAGTGAAGATCAATATGATGAATATAGAGATTTAACTAGAGAAGATGCTAAACGTAACTTTAGATTAAATCAAATTGAAGAAGAAGGTAATGATCCTATTGAAACCGGTAAATCATATGGTACGCCTCATGACTTAGCTTCTTTATATGGTAAAGGAAGATCATATTCCGACCCAGGCAACGTTCCTGATGGTTATAATAAGGATTCTGAATTAGGACGTCCGCAAGATTCTATTGTTAAAACCAATACCCAAGATGGTAACTTTGGAAAAGATCGTTTAGGTGTTAAACGTATGAAAGACACTGATAAAAATGATGCAAATAATAGTAAAACAGATACAAATCGTAATGCTTTAACTTTAGAGACAGCACAAAGTGTTTATTTGCAAAATAAGGATATGTTTAAAAAAATCCCAAAAAAGCGATTAGTATTTGAAGAAGACCAAAAAGGTGAAGCTTTATTGGATGAAAAACAATTAAAGGAGTAGTATCCTCCACATATTTATAAATAAATATATTTTTTGATGAAAATTAAACACTCAAAGTACAAAAATACAGGTATCCTGTTTGAGTTGTTAGTTAGACAAGCTACAGCAGACACCTTAAAAGGTACTGATTCCCCGGCCATTGATTTAATTAAAAAGTATTTCGTTAAAAGCGAATTAGGTCGTGAGTATAAGTTATATGAATCGGTTATCAAATCTAAAGTATTAAACGAAGGAAGAGCTAATGCAATTATTAGCACTATTTTAGAGACATCTCAAAAATTAAATCGTACATCTTTAAGAAAACAAAAATATAATTTAATTGCCGAAATTAAAAACCAATATAATTTAGATTCTTTCTTTGGTACTAAAATTAAAAATTATAAAGAATTAGCTTCTTTATATACCTTAATTGAAGGGTTTAACATTAAAGATGTAACTGATACAAACCAATTAGTAGATAATAAGGTAACATTACTAGAATATTTAACTAAACAAAGCATTGAAACTGAAGAAGTAAAAGAAGATGTGCTTAAAGAATTTCAAACATACGATAAAGATTTAAGAATATTAACATATCAAGTACTCCTTGAAAAATTTAATAGTAAATATCAAGACTTATCTAATGACCAAAAGGAAGTTCTTAAAGAATTTATTAATGCCGTAGATTCAACTCCTAGTTTAAGAGAATTTTACAATACTAAAATTGAAGAATTAAAATCTTCCCTAAATAAAGAGGCAAAAGGTATTAAAGATAAAGCTACTCAAGTAAAAGTGCAAGAAATCTCTAAACTTCTTACTGAATTAGATAAAAATGATAAAGTATCAAATGATAATTTGGTTGATTTGTTACAATATTATGAGCTAATTAAAGAGATTAAGGTAGCAAATGACAAACTATAAATACAAATTAAAAGAGGAACCATTTAAAGTAGGTGATACTACAACAGATAAAGGTATTAAAACCACTGTTAAAGGTATTGACCCACAAACTGGTGCTGTTAGTTGGGATGTTGATTACGTCCCCGCTTTTGATTCTGTATATAAAGAATTTGATGAACTAAGACAAGCTATTGCAAAATTAGATCAAAAAACAGATGATAAAACAGTAGACGATATAGCTGCTAAAATTAAAGCAGAATTTAATCGTTATCGAACCCACATCAGAAAAAATTACCCCGATTCTTATAAAAAATTTACTAATGAAGCATCAATGACCAATTCAGGGGGTGCTACATTTACTCCTGGAACTGGTGCCCAATATGCAACTCCAAAAGCATTTAGTAAGAAGGGACAAAAACAAAATGATGCAACTAAATATATTTTAAAGAAATTTGGATATAAATTAGCGCCATCTATACCAAATAGACCATCAAAAGCTATAACTTATAAGCAAGTTATGGAAAAGGATAATATGTATAAGTATAAGTTAACCGAAGCTGAAAACAATGTTGAAATATTTCACCAACAACGTATTCAGGATTTTGATGAATTAGAAAAAAGATTAGATACTTTGCGTAAAAAATTACGTCAAGGTAAATTATCTACCCAAAAATACTACAGAGAAAACCCAAAAAGTTATTCTGTAGTTTATGGAACAGATATGATAAATGATTATTTTAACGATATAGAAGAATTACTCACACAAGACCAATAATATGAAAACTTTACAAGAGCAGTACAATTTAATCCAAGAAGGAAAAGGAAGCAAAGATATTTTCCTTAAAGAGGCTAAAGCCAAATTTCCAAACATGATTACAAACGCAGCTACGTTTGAAGAAACTACTAAAATCCTAAAAAATAGAAGCGTAATTGCTGAGTCTTTAGGTGGTGTAGTTGAACTTCAAGCAATTAATACTATTGAAGCTCGTCCTACTGAAAATTGGGAAGATAAATTTGCTACTTTCTTAGCTGAAGAAGCTAAAGCTGTAGAGAAAAAAGCTACTAAAGAAGTAGAAGAAGCAGAAACTGCTGCTTATGATTATACTGATGTTAAATCATTAGATAATCAAATCGGAGTAGAAGTACAAGAAGGTATCTACTTTGAAGCAAAACAAAACCCAGATAAAACAATTGAAGAAATTAAAGAAATCGTAGCTAAAAACTTAGCTAAAGATCAATTGCATTATAAGAAAAACGCTGCATTCGGAGTTGAAGGTCTTGGACTCGAAGAAATGAAAAGCGAAGAAGTATCTGGTAAACATAAAGAAAGTGGGTATTCTGATAAATTAAAAACTTTAGTTAAAGAATCACTTGGTGGTGTAGTTACTACTGGTCATCCTCATTCTATGTCTGCTATTCAAAATGCAGTAGTAATGGATGTATTAGAAGAAAATGCTGAAGTAGAAGAAGGATATGGAGCTGAAGAATATGAGCAAGGTAAAGAAGCTGGAGAAAAGATAGAGAAGAAAAAAGAAAAGAAAAAAATGAAAAAAGAAACTATCGATTCAAAATTAGCTGAAATTGAAGCTGCAGGTAAAATTACTACTTTAGAAGCACAAATTGCTGCTATTGACGAAGTAATTGCTACTAAAGAATCAAGATTATCACTAGTAAATGAAGACGCTGATATGGCAGAATTACTTGATAAAGGTAAAGTAAATGCTATGCGTAAAGAAATTAAAGTACTAGAGAAAAGATGTGGTAAAATGAAAAAAATGTATGAAAAATTAAATGGCTCTGCATATACTGCTCCTGTAGTAGGCGAATCAGATGCCCATACATTCGATGTTCAAAGCGGAGCATCATTAGATCCAGCACCACAAAAAGTAGGTCAAACAACTACACAAGAATAAGAATGTCACAATTATTAATAGAAACTAATCTATGGAATACCAATTCCTTATTAACTGAAAATGTTGGTAAGGAAAATGGTAATATCATGGTAGAAGGTATTTTAGCTACTGCTGAAGTAAAAAACGGAAATGGTAGATACTATCCCAGAGAGTTATGGGAACGTGAACTAGATAAATACCAAGAATCTATTAATCAAAGAACCGCAACCGGAGAACTAGACCACCCAGAATCCCAAGTAATTAACCTTAAAAATGTATCTCATTTAATTAGAGAATTTTGGTGGGATGGTGATAAAGTAATGGGTAAAATAGAAATTTTACCAACCCCATCAGGGCAAATATTAGAGGCACTAATTAAAGCAGGTGTAACTGTAGGTGTTTCTTCACGTGGTATGGGGTCATTAGAACAAAATGGTAATGTAATGGAAGTACAAGATGACTTCGAATTATTATGTTGGGATTTTGTTTCAACACCTTCTAACCCAGGATCTTATATGGGTGTTTTACAAGAAGGAAAACAACATGATTTAAAGGATTACAGTAAAGTAAATAACATAGTTAGAGAAATACTATGTTCTAAAGGTTCTTGTACCCTCTTTTAATCCTCCATAAATCTACATATACGTATCATCGTAATGTGTTATTACTATAACACTAAATAATATTAACTCACTTATTGCGGTTCCTAATAACCGTATTTCACAAATTAAAATTTTGCGATTATGTCTAACAACAGAGATTTGCTTAAAGAAGCAATTGCTGATGCTAAAGCTGTAAAAGAAACTGCTATAGCAAACGCTAAAGCTGCTTTAGAAGAATCATTTACTCCACATTTGAAGTCAATGCTCTCTGCTAAATTAGAAGAAATGGATAAAGACGAAGACGATGTAAAAGAGTCTGAGGAAATCCAAGAAACTGATGCCGTAGATGAAGGGTATGATAAGGATGACAAAGAAGTAAAAGAATCTGAAGAAGTAGAAGAAGCTAAAAAAGAAGAAATCGAGGAAGAACTCGATTTAGATGAAATGCTTGCCGAACTTGATCTATCTGAAAAGAAAGAAGAAGAAGGTAAAGACAAGATGGAAGAATCTGAAGAGCTAGATGAAGCTAAAGAAGAACTAGATGAGTCTGAAGAAATCGAAGAATCTGAAGAAGTAGAGGAAGCTGAAGAACCAGTTGCCGAAGCTGATGAAGATGAAGCTGAAGACGAAGAAGGTGAAGCTGAAGAAGGTGAAGAAGAAGAAATCGATCTTGAAGATATGTCTTCTGATGATCTGAAAGGATTTATCGAGGATGTAATTAAAGACATGGTAGAAGCTGGAGAATTAGAAGGTGACTTAGACGCTGAAGGCGACGAAGAAATCGGAGATGATCTAGACATGCCAATGATGGAAGAAACTGAAGAAGTTGAAGAAGGTAAAGCTGAAGATAAAGAAGAAATGAAAGAATCTGAGGAAACTCTAGAAGAAGGCATTATGGATAAAATCACAGCTATCTTTGACAAAGTAACTGGAATTGACAAATTTTCAGCTTGCCAATCTAAAGATTGGGAAGGTGAAGAGTGTGCTAAGCTAAAACAAGAAATTGGATATGCAGCTGGTGTTAAATCTGGATTTGCCAAAGGATCTGATGCTGTATTAGAAGATGAAGTAACTACTGCTCTTGCTGAGGTTGAAGAACTTAAGAAAGAACTTAATGAAGTTAATCTTTTAAACGCTAAACTTCTTTACACAAACAAAATCTTCCGTGACAAGAATCTAACTGAAGATAAAAAAGTTAAAGTGCTTAAAGCATTTGACAAAGCATCTACAGTTAAAGAAGCCAAAGTTATTTTTGAAACATTAAATGAAGGGTTAATTAGCAAAGCTAAGTCACCTGTTAATGAAGTAAAAGGTAGCGCATCTAAAGTAATGGGCACAGCTCCCACTACTAAAAAACCAATCGTTGAAAGCAACGAAATGGTTAATAGATTTAAGAAATTAGCTGGAATTATTTAATAAATTTTAAATTTTAAAAACATGAGTTTACAATCTCTTTTAGAAAGTGCAAATAATTTTAAGTCAGTATCATCTGACGCTGCACGTTTATCTGAAAAGTGGGAAAAAACTGGACTTTTAGAAGGTCTTGAAGGGTCACATAAATCCAATATGGGTGTGATTCTTGAGAACCAAGCAAAACAACTTGTTGTTGAAGCTTCTTCTACAAATTCAGGTGGTGGTACTTTCACAGCAGGTGATGGTGCACAATGGGCAGGAGTTGCTCTTCCACTTGTAAGAAAAGTATTTGGACAAATTGCTGCACAGGAATTTGTATCTGTACAACCAATGAACTTGCCTTCTGGGCTAGTATTTTACTTAGATTTCCAATACGGAACTACTAAGGATGGCTATACTGCTGGTAACTCACTTTATGGTGATGTTTCTGGATTTGCTTCTAACGATACTTCAGGTGGTCTTTATGGCGCTGGTCGTTTCGCTTATTCAATTAACACAACTTCATCTGCTGGTGTATCTACTACAGTAACTAATGCTGACTGGGCTGATTTGAATTTTGATTCAGATTATTCTGCTTCTGCAGTTGCTGGTGATTATGCTAAAGTAGAAGTTGCTGATACTGAATTAGCATCTCCTGATAGCGAAGCTGTAAGAGCTTTCCAATTAATCTCAGGTAGTGCTCCTGTACATGTAGCTGCTTTTACAAAAAGAAATGCTGCTGATAATGGTACTATTTTTATTGTATTGGATACTGACTCTGGTGCTGCTACAACTGTAGAATATTCTCAAGCTACAGCTGATAACAACAGAGGTGACTTCGAAGATGGTAACACTGGATTAAACGGTGGAAACGATCCTATCTCAATTCCTGAAATTAACGTACAGATGAAATCATCTGCTATCGTAGCTAAAACACGTAAGCTAAAAGCAGTGTGGACGCCAGAATTTGCACAGGATCTTAATGCATACCACAGTATTGACGCTGAAGCTGAATTAACTTCAATGTTAAGTGAGTATATCTCTCTAGAAATCGATCTAGAAATTCTTGATATGCTAATTGAAAATGCTTCTGCTGGTACTGAAGTATGGTCTGCTGTTAACAACCAAG